GACCCACAGCCGTGTTGTAGGTGCCGCTATTATTTGCGTTGAGCGCATCATCGCCAATAGCAACGTTGCTTGCTCCACTAGTTAGGGCTTGAAGGGCGTTTCTACCTACCGCAACACTTTGAGTTCCAGTAACAACGCCTTGGCCCATTGCGTTGTATCCAATTGCCGTGTTGTAACTGGCAGTTCCGTATTGATAGGCAACCGCACCAAACGCCGTAACATCTGTTCCTGTTACTGAATAAGCCGCTCGATAACCAACAGCGGTGTGGTAGGAGTTTGTGGTGTTTGAGCTAAGTGCTTGCAGACCAATTGCAATGTTGGAGGAGCCGCTTGTATTTTGGTACGCCGCATACGCGCCAATAAAGACGTTGTTGGAACCAGTAGTATTTGCCAAACCTGCGGCGTAACCAGTTGACTGACCACCAACAAATACGTTGTCATAACCAGTCGTAGTGTTAAAACCGGCCTGACTACCAAGAGCCGTGTTGCCTGAACCCGTTGCGTTTCGCAAAGTGTAATAACCTAAACCTGTGTTGTGGTTTGCGGTTACTCCAGCATACAGAGAGTACGTGCCAACAGCGGTATTGTTGCCTCCTGTTGTGTTGCTAAAGAGGGATTGATAACCAACAGCAACAAGGTTGTCTGATGTGGTGTTGCTGTACAACGAGTTCAATCCAACCGCTACGTTGAAGTTGCCAGTGGTGTTGCTGTACAAAGACTGGTGACCAAACGCACTGTTGTTTGTACCTGTGGTGTTGCTAAACATTGAGGTATGACCAACAGCAGTCTGGTATGTGCCGGACGTGGTGCTATACATTGTGCGGTAACCTAAAGCGGTGTTACCTGAGCCATTGCTTGTGTACCCCGCTTGGTAACCTAGAGCGGTTAAATAAGAGCCAGTACTGTTGGTGTAACCTGCGGCATAACCAACGGCGGTGTTGGTAGAGGCGGTGGTGTTGGAAACCAAGGCTCCTTGACCGACTGCGGTGTTATATGAACCCGTAGTATTTGAGCGAAGTGCGCCCCCGACGCTCACCCCATCAGACGTTCCAACAGCGGTATTGGCAACGCCGGTCGTGTTTGAAAACAAAGCATCTGAACCAAAAGCCGCCAGTGCAGAACCCGTAGTGTTGCTATATGCTGTGCGGTAGCCAACTGCCGTGTTGTATGAGGCTGTGGTGTTGGAGAGCAGAGCTTGAGCGCCCAGTGCCGTGTTATATGAGCCAGTGCTATTGCTAGCAAGTGAAACATCGCCGATTGCAGTGTTTGAACCGCCACTGGAAGTAAGTTCTTGCGCTTTATAACCAACCGCTACGTTTCCATCCCCCGTAGAAGTTGCAAGTGCACGCATACCAAGTGCAACAAGTTTTGTCCCAGTGATATTTGCATAACCAGCTTGATAACCCACAGCAGTGTTGTTGTTGGCCGTGGTGTTGGAGGATAAAGCGGCCTCGCCAATTGCTGTGTTTTGCAAACCAGTTGTGTTTGCAGATAATGCAGAATTACCAACGGCAACACCAGAAGTTCCAGTTGTTGTGTTGCGGGCCGCATTAGCTCCAACTGCTACTAAATAACCTCCAGTAGAAGCATAACCAGCTTGATAGCCCAACGCAGTTACTTGCGTTCCCGTTACATTGCTGTACCCTGCCTGATAACCCACAGCAGTGTTGTTAGAGGCTGTGGTGTTGGATTGAAGGGCTTCACGACCTACTGCTGTGTTGTACGAGCCAGTCGTGTTTCCATACAGCGTGCTTCCACCAACACCGATGTTGTGACTGCCTGTGGTGTTTAGAATCAAAGACGCACGACCCAAGGCGGTATTTTGAGAACCGCTAGTAACAGCGTTTAAAGCCTGATAGCCAAACGCATTGTTGCTGTCGCCAGATGCTGTCGCATTGATTGCCTGATAACCCACCGCAGTATTGGTAGCCACAGCACCTGCACCACGGCCTACGCGAACACCATAGATGGTTGCATCAGCGTTATTGAACGTGGCAGTGGCGTTGACAGTCAGGGTGTCGCCAACAGCGTCACCCAACGTGGTATTGCCGTTGACCGTTAGGTTGCCGTTGATGATCTTGTTGCCATTAACGTAGTTGCTTGCGTCAACAAAATCAGAGCCATTCCAAGCAAATGTACCTGCGGAACCGGCAGGGATAGTCACACCCGTGGTTGGGCCAACACCGCGAAGCACAATTGACTGAGTGCTACCAGTCTTGTTGATGACGGTGTAAATCTTGGATTGTGCTGGCGCGGTGATGTATCGTGTAGCCGTGCCCGAGGCAGTCCAAAGAATGATGGCTTGTCGGGCTTGGTTGGATGCGCCAGTCGTTGTGGTCAACGTGACATCAGCATCGGTACTCAGTGTGGTGGTACCTGCAACCGCTGTATCCAGCAGGGAGGTGATGGCGTTGTTGACAGTATCGCCCCACGTGCCAGAGAGTTCTCCCGTGACTGGTAAGGCGAGTCCCAAGAGGGAGGTGTATGCTGTTGTCATCTGATTGGCCTCATGTTACGACTTCTTCCCAAGTGGCAGTTTCGTCTGTGTCAACGTCTGCCCACGAGGGGGTTTGTCCATTGCTAAGATTCTGCCACGAAGCAGTCTGGTTGTCATCAATTGGCTTCCAATAAACCGCGATGACATCTCCTACCGCGCCCGAGGCGGCGTTACCTGTTAAACCGAGGGATCGAGCACCAACTGCAACCGACCCTACATTTCCTACCCCACCAACTCCTGTGAGTGCCACAGTCCTGTCTGCAACCACAGACCCAACGTAGCCGTAGGCAGTATTGGGTTGGAGCGGAACAATAACCTGCCCTGCGATACCTTGGGCTTCGACACCCGTGAGTGCAGGAGAATTGACTGGTGCAACAGTGCCCACGGAACCCGTGGCAGAAACACCTGTCAAAGCCTTGTCGCGGTCAGGAGAAACTGTGCCCGGAATACCTGTTGCAAGGTTGCCTGTCAAGGCAAGTGAGCGGGTGCCCAACGCCACACTACCCGGCGTCCCCGTAGCGGAGTTGCCACTCAGGGCAACATCTTTGCTGTGCGTTACGCTACCTACCGACCCGGAGGCGGACACGCCCGTCAGGGCAACAGTACGGGAAACCCCTACGTCTCCAACGTAGCCATACGCTACGTCGCCTGTCTCGGCATCGGTGTTTGTCGGGGCAACTGTGCCAACCGCGCCACCAGCGGATACGCCTGTGAGGGCAACTGTGCGGCTAGTCGTGACGGAACCCACCGCTCCAGAAGCGGCGACCCCTGTCGCATCGAGAGTACCGCCCCAGCCATTACTCCCCCACGTGCCGTCACCCCAGCCGAGAGACATGGCTTACCCTTTAGGTTGTAGCCAAGCGCAACAGAGCAGTTGACGTAGTGTTTGAGGGCATCGTCAAGGTGAAGGTACCAGCGGTAATCGTTTGAGAGCCGAAGGTGTGCACGGAGACAGCCTTGTTGCTTTGAGTCGAGTTGTAAATCAACACGGTATCAAAGGCAGTGCTCAGAGTCACAGTGGTGTACGTGATGGAAGCAGAGGGCGTCCAGTACGCAGTACCCGCAGTTGCAGAACTGTTGGTAGACAACGGAGCCGTTGCGTTGGTCACCGTCACACCGCCAGCGGTGTAGTTGGTACCCGATACCTCACCAGTCGCAGAGTATGCGGTGGTCGATGCGTTGATCGTTGCCGTGGTCAGGTAGAGCGCGGCTTTGAACGTGTCAGCAGTAGATGCCGCACGAACAGGAGACGATCCAAAATTGTGGGTTGCAGTCATCAATTCACTGAGGAACGATGTGCACATTGCTTGCGTGTTTGCCATGATGGTTTCCTTTATGCGATTGAAGCGGCTTCACCACTTGCGAAGACGGGCATCTTCTTCAAGGTGACATGCGCTGAACGATGAACCAATTCACCGTCAAGCCAATACTCCACCCACGTGGTGAACTCATTGTCGTTGTCAACGGAGCCTTCGCGCTTTTCAAGCAACGAGTCGTCCATTTCCCCTTTTGTAGTCGTTACGAGCATGTCGTCTCCTCAGTTAAACCGCAACAGTGCGGAGGTGGCAGTGTTCTCAGGCATCTGCACCGTGAACGTGTTCAGACAAGTTTTGTCTGCACCAAAATCCAACACAGCAACAGACTTGTCACCCTTGCTTGCGTTGTAAATCAACCCACCTCGGCACGTGAACGCCGCTGGATTCCACACGGCGTTGTCAAAGTCCACGTACACGACACCTTTGGCAGACGTGCTGATCGTTATGCCCGTGAGCACAATGCCACCTGCGGTGTAACCCGTACCAACAACTTCATACGAGGTATCGTACACAGTGGTGCTAGGGCCAAGCGTAGCAAGACCCGTGTAGAGCGCCAGCTTGAGAGTGTCCGTAGACAAGTCTTGCTGGGCTTGCAGAATCTGTTGCTTGAAGCTGGTGGTGAGCGTTTGTTGGATTGCCATCAGACCACCTGTACACGAACTTGACCGTCACGATACATATCCTGACGTTGTTTGCCATCGCCCAACTGTTTCAATTGGATCATTGCGCGGTCGTACATGCTCTGATACAGATTAACCATATCGGCTTCACCCTTCATGTAACGAATCGCCTCCACCAACGTGCCATTGAGGAGAGCAGAATCGAAATTGTCACCAAGCCAAGTAGTCTGGGCGGTGACGATGGATTCGGGGTAATAGTAGTAATGCAACTCCGTGCCATACGTGGTATCTGGCGTTGGCCCAAGAATGAACGTGAGTTCGTTGGGCATTGTGGAGTTGGGGCCAAAGATGGCGTAGTGTGCGGGTTCGCCTGTGTCGGAGGCTTTGGGGTATGCCTCACGAATGAAGTTAACGTCCTTGTTGAGCAAGTAGGTGTACTCATTGGCGTTTGGGCCAGTCAGAGGGTAAACAGCAATGGAGTAGACAGACAAGAAATCTTCAGGAGCAGACAGATACTTGTTACCAGACGTGATCGTCCCCGTCACGTTTTTGCGCAACGAAGCAAGCTGAACAGTGTTGTAAATCTTCTGCTCGGCTTGCTTGATGAACATGTTCATGTCGTCTGTGGGAAACGTGTTCTCACAGATGTCTGCCACGAACGTAACGAGTTCGGTGTACGTCATATCAACCTCACGCCATTGGGCCTCGGGACATAAAACCCTTGGTAGCCGCACCTGCACCGCGCATCTTGATACCGCTGGTCTTAGCGGGCTTCTCACCAGCAGACCTGCTGATGTTGCCTACGCCCATGTCCACGGTGTCGAGCTTGCTGTGGTTGGGGCCACTACCGGGGTTGGTAGATGCTTTGACAACCTTGCCGCTCATTGTGTGCGGCGTGGCATAGACTTTGGCATCGCCAACTTCTTTGCCCATAACTTTTTTGCTGAACTTAGCCATGATTAGCCTCCACGCGAAGTAGAGCGTTGATTCATTGCACGTGCGAGGTTGCGACCGTACTTCTTCATGTTAGAAGAGGTAACGCCGCCCTTGGCAAACTTAGCCGCACCTTTGTGCATGCGCTTTTCGTGCGCTTTCACTTCGGTGTCAGCGATTTTCTTGACTTCTTTCTTGTCCATGTCTGACTCCTTATGTCGTGACAATTGTTACTGTACCAACTTCTGACACTGACACCAAGTAGTTTGGTGTCAGCCCATCGTCATCTAACCGCGAACCACCGATGGGATTCCAACCCCACTGGAACACACGGCTACCCTCGCCCGGTACCCCATCACCATCTTGGTCAGTGCTGGAGTCAGGAAGCAATTGCAGTCCGGTGTATCCCGACTGCGTATAACTTAGATCGGGGCGTGGCTCACGCAACGCTTGCGGATCATCCACTGGGTACATACCCAACTGCAACTGCGGCTGATCCGGTTCCCAACACTCGGGGCACACCTTGATCGTGACCTGCTTGGTCTTGATGATCAACTTCTTCAGGTCTTTGAGCTTAAAACGAAAGCCACAGCGATCACACTCGGCAATCGCTTTCTTACCTGAAGCAAACCTATTTCCCATGATCAGCCACCAATAAAGTATTGGCGCGGCACAAACCGATCCGGTGCCTTCTCGCGGTCTTCTCCAGCGGCAAGAGCAAACTGTTGCTCGTAAACAGCTTGGAGCATGTCCAAACGACCAGCACCCTCCGGTATCTTCATGGCTACGTAGTACGCAAGCCCTGCCACCAGACAGTTGAGGAAACGGAAATTCATGTCACCTGTCTGCACACCCGAGCCAGCGTTCTGGATGCGGCGCATGCGGTAGTAGGTGAACTGGTAATACGGAGTCGTTGTCGTGCCTTGATCGGGTACAGGCCACACGACTACGGCAGGAAGTTGTGCCCAATAGACTGCATCTGCGGCGGCATGTGCGGCGGCAGTGGAGTTGTTTTGACCACGGAAGCAGTTGTACAACGTGTTGTCCGTGATGTAGGAGTAGTTGATGTACTCGTCACCAATCTTGATAAAACCAAAGGCGGGAAGCCCCGTGGCATCGTTGAGCACGATGGTTGTGTCTGTGCTGGTGATTGCCGTTGCCAGCGATGTGGTTGCAGACTCTTGCCCCGACATGCGTTGCACCATGACCTGAATGGGTCTGGCTTGTGTCAACTTGTTGGGGATTGTGGCGTAGGTTGACACACTGATACGTGTTATCGTAAGGTCAGCCTGATTGGATTGCTGGTTGGCCTGTGTGCGAATCTGATGTTCCAACAGATCAATCGTGTCAGTTGGAATGGGGTAGCAGAACTGACCTTGCACAAGGTTGAAGGTACCCGGCTCAATCGTCCACATGTTGATCCCACGGTTTGCCCACTCAATCGTGAGCAAGTTCATGGAACGTCGCGCCGTACGCAGGTCATAACCTGTGCGCATTTCACGACCTGCACGTTCGTACGCTTCTTCAGCGACTTCCGTGAAGTTCATGTCGAAGTTGGCTTCCCCCGTAGTACTCATTTCAAGCCTTTAAGTGTCTGTGCAAAGCGAGCACGTTGGCCTAGCTTTCCGGGTTTCTTAGCGGCGGCGGCAAGTTTGCTTGCAGGGATTTTTTCCCCTTTCTTCACGCCTAACTCTTTTCGCAAAGCACCGGGCTTCTTGATCGCTTTCTGAATCCATTTTTCAGCCATTATCGGTACCCCGCTGTCTTCTTTGCAATTGATTTAGGTTGAGCCACAAACTGTTTACCTTGCGCCTTACCTGCACGTTTTGCGCGGGTTGTGGCGGCGTATTCAGCAGGAGACAAAGCCTTGATAGCCTTCTCAGGCAAATACCGCTCCCCCGTCTTGGAAGACGGTTTGCCAGACTTGGTGCGCCACTTCTGGTCGCCCCAGTCTTTCAGGGATTGTTGCGGTGCTTTCATGTCAGTCCTTGTACCCACCACCAGCGGCTTTGTACTTTTTGGCAACCAACTGAGCCTTACGTGCAGACCACTGACCTGCGCCAGTACCCTGCGTTGCGGCGGCTTTTACCTGAGACACGATCCGTTTGCGAAGACCGGGCTTGGTGTAGTTGCCAGCGGCGTTTACAGAGCCACCTTCCTTGAAGATTTCCACAGGCTCAAGAGCATCCTTGCGAAGGATTTTCTTGCCCTTGGGCATCTTGTCGGGGTTGACGGCACCCATGCCGCGACTGGCTCTCACTTTTTGCCTTTCATGTAGCCACCGCCACACATAACCAAAGTGCCACGTGTCTTGCCACGTTGAGCAATACCGTCACCACGTGAGGAGGCAGACTTCACAGAGCCACCTTTGCGCATGTTGACCATCTCCATGTCTTGACGAGGTTTCATCTTGTCATTGATCAAGTCATCCAGCGTGGTACCGGGGGGTAGCTTTCCGGGCAGATTTTGCATGTCAGGAGCGCCACGGCGTCTCATTCTCGGGTTGAGCACGTCATTCAACGTAGTACCGGGAGGAAATTTTCCGGGCAAGTTTTGCATCTCGGGGATGCCACGCATGCGGGGGCGCGGACGGATAGAACCCATATCAGGTTCATCAGGCGGCTGTCCCATCTCTGCGGTATAGATACCTGCATCGCGGGGGTCTTTGAACTTGGGCATGTTGGCTCCTTAGATTAAACGACCTTTGGTCTTGCCACGTTGGGCACAACCATCGCCACGGCGAGAAGCAGAACCCACAGAACCGCCGCGCTTGAACGACATATCTGAAGTCTCAGTGTTCTCATAGTTCGTGTTTGTACCGGGCTTAGTCACTTCAGTCAAAGGCTTTGGCTCGCGGCGGGGCTTGTACGCGCTCATATCGGGCGGCACAGACTCGGTCTCGGTGTCAAACGACTTCTGACCACTGCGCACGTAGTTGTCACGTGGCTTGTAGTTACTAGCCAAGTCGGTCTCAGCGCGGTTGCTATACGGCGCACGAGTTTTGTACTCCCCAGCTTTGGGCGTACCGCCAACAGAGGCAGTCTCATCCGAAGCCAAACGAGTGTGGAATTTTTTGCCGTTGAACGTGAACTCCTTGTCGCCAGCTTTGCGAGCATCGGCAAAGGCTTGTTCAAACGCGCTGAGTTTTTTAGCCATAGTAGTCTCCAATCAGCACTTAGCCATGCCGCCCTTTTTGAGCAACATACCTTTGGTTTTGCCACGTTGAGCGATACCGTCAGCACGAGAAGAAGCGGAGCCGCCTTTAGCCATCTTCTTCACACCACCACCTTTTTTCATGGTCTCGCCCTCATACATTTTTTCCGCACGCTTGTAGGCGGTCTTGGAACCGCCCGTTGCTTTGCGCTCGGCTTTCTCTTCAGCTTTGGTTTCTTTACCAGCGAAGATCGCTTTCATACTCTTAGCCATAGTGTCACCACCTTTTCCAAATTTGCGGCCTTTGTCGGCCTCGTTAAAGTCTTTACCCACAGATTGCGGGACTCCTGCTTTCTTGGCAAAGGCTGGGTTATGGGCAACCGCCGCCATGAAATTGTGTTGTTTCTTGCTAACCGAGGGCACTTCGTTGCTCCTTCATAAAGTCGTCAATCTTGCCCTCTAGTCTGTCTAACCGAGTAAGCACGCGATTGATGTCGTTGTGCATATCTTGTTTGGCAACAAACTTCTCTACGTTCTCTTCGCGGGTTTTGCTCAATAGGATGCCTAGGCGTTTCACTTCATCGTGAGACACCTTTACCCAAAACACCAACAACGCTGATGCAAAGGAGAGAATGACGTTCCAAACCATCAGTTCCATATCAACAATTCCACGCTCTCAGCGACTTGTTAATCCTCGAATTGGGGTCTTTCGCGGTTTTTTCGCTGGTAAGTTTTTTCTTCATCCCAGACATCC